ATAGAACAAGCTAAAACAGATTTTAATACAGCAGTTCAAGCTGACGTAGATAATGGCACAACTAATACAGTTGGTAAAACCTGGAGAGACTACGATTCTAATTATTCTTAAAAAATATTTGTATACTATATCTTAATTGTGCACTGAAAGGTGTTATCATAGTTACTCCATGAAAAGTTTTATTTAAATTAAAAACCATTTTATTATATTCTGGCTCTACTACATTTAAATTATTCTGTTCATCCCTCCAAAGAAAAAGACCTCCATCATCAGCATCCCAAACATCATTAAGATATATGCTACTAGCTGCAGCGTGTGAGCCATCATTATGAAAAGGAATATAACTACCCCTGCTCCATATATAAAAAAATACTCCTGCAATCTCTAAATTATTATTTAAAATTTTTTTGTCTTTATAAATTTTTGAAAATCTATCTTTAAATTTTTCAAGATTTAATATTGATACTTCTTTACCTTTTCCTAAAATACTATCATCCCAAGATAATTGATTAACTCTCCAAATATGATTGTTTCTATTTTCTTTTACATAATTAATAACGTCATCTATTAAGTCTTTATCTAAAAATTTTTTATAAATTTTTACCACTTAATGCACCCATGTAATTATTGCGTGTCTATTACCATTGGTAACAGGTGTTATTGCGTGAGGAAAACAAAAATTGCTTGGAAAGACAACCACACTACCTTGTTTTTTAGGAACAGTGTAAGTCCCTCCAAAAAAAACAAAGTCTCCTCCATCATAACTATCATTTAAAATAAAAGATATTGTTAAAACTCTAGGTGTAATGTCACCGTGATCAGTGTGTTCTTTGTACTCTCCTTTTTGAGATCCCAAATAAATTAAGTGTTGATAACCAGTATCTTCACAAGTTAAACCTGTACTAAAATGTTTATGTGCTTTTGCATATTTTTCAATAATTTGTCCTACACTTTTAAATATGTCTTTATCAAATTCTTGATTAATTGCTTTTATGTAACATTTTCTAGAATTACTTTCACCAACCGTGTTAGCTTTTACAAAATCATGCCATCTTGATTTATTAATAATAGATTTACACAATTGTCCACTTAACACATCATCATATCTATGAATATAATCAGTTAAATTTTTCATTTATAAGTTTTTTTCCTCCAAAAAAATCTTTTGTATCTATCAATAATAAGACTACCTAATTTATTATCAGTGATACTGTGCTCTTTTTCAAATTTAAAACCAGACCACATTTTCCAAGACTCTCTTTTAAAAGGTATTACTTGCACCATAGGCTCACCTTTTTTAAATAAAAACTGATTGTCTCTTTTCTTTAGTATAAAAGGAAAATTAACTGTGTTAATGTAAGTGTCAGTTTCGACAACTCCAGACAAAATTTCAAACCTATCATCAACTCTATTTAAAGGATGAACAAATAAACAACTATAACCAGGTGGTGTTCTTATCAGCCATTTGTTATGAAATTTTCCAGCATTTTCTTTTGCTTTTTTTGCCATAGACTCAGTGAGCTGCTGTTTAGGATGCATACCATACATATTATTTTGTTTATTAGCAGGTGTCATGGAGAAGTCATCCTCCGTTGGATCTACGATATAATCTTGTTCAAAAGGTATTATGTAACCAGCTGTCATGGCGTCTAAAAAAGGCATGCATGTTTTTACAGTAGGGTCGTGTAGATTATTATTTTTTAATCTACCAAGTTTTTTATAATCTTCAGGTATAAATTTTAAAGCTGGTTTTGGACTGGGCCATATATCTAAATGATCTTTATTTGTTATGATAAACTCTATTTTTTTATCTAGCATTATCTCTTATAAAATTAAATGACATTGATCTTCTTATTTCATTTTCAACACTTTTAAAAGGCATTACAAAATGTTGATGCGATGCTTCAAAAATGTAAAAATGACCCACCTCTGGAGTAAAGTATTTAGTCGTGTGACCATCAAAAATAAAACCTAATTGACCATCTCTAAATTTATGTTTATGTTTTGCATCATTTATTGTTTTTGGAACTTTTAAAAATAATACTGTAGACCATCCTGTAGTATCGTGATGTGTGTGTGGCGGATTGTATTCACCTGGCTTCATATCATTAATCCAACAACTTAAGATATTAGTGTTAAACATGGGATCTTTGCTTAAATCAAAATTGTTTAGTGACATTATGTAGTCGCCCATGTTTTTTGTTAAAGTATTATATATCTTACATGATTGAATAATTGGTATTACACTTTTTTCTGAGTCAATTCTTCCTGCTAGTTTTGAACTGTCACTAGATAAATTTTCTCTATTTTTTTCGTATTCTGTGTTTAGTTCATCTATTTGTTCTTTAGGTATTACATACCTCTTAATGATTTTACCACTAACATATATTTTGCTTGTCATTCTTATTTCTAGCACTTTCATACCATAAATTTTGTGTCAAGAAAACATTTTTAAAAAATACTATTGCAGACTTAAAAAATATGCTTACATTAGGTTCTCACCAAAATTAACAATCACAGGAGACAAATATGGATAACCAAGACCTTAATAAAGCCATTGCCTACCTTGCAGATAAGGTGAGCAAATATCACGAACGACTACTTGCTATGGAAAGAGATGTTGAAAGACATATTAAAAATGCGGATCAACACTGCTGTGATGATTGTGAATGCAAATCAGGAAAATAAATATAATTAATATCGGATCTTTTTAACGTATCCAGAGCGTCTTCTTTTGTTTCAACTAAAGGTTCACCAGCTAAATTAAAAGAAGTATTAAAAAGTATAGGCACATCTGTTTTTAAATAAAACAATTGTATTAATTCATAAAAATTTTTGTTCTGCTCCATAGTAAGAGTTTGAATTCTACACGTGCCATCGACATGTGTTATAGCGGGTATAATATTTTTTTTATGTTCTTTTACAGGAATAGCATATGACATGTAGGGTGACTCTTTTATTCTACCCATTTCAAACCATTCTGTTGCGTGTTCTAATAAAACAGTGCCAGCAAAAGGTCTAAACCATTCTCTTTTCTTTATTGTATTTACAATATCTTTACCGTTTTTATTTCTAGGATCAAACAATAAAGACCTGTTACCTAATGCTCTAGGGCCGTACTCAGAACTACTTTGGTAAATAGCAACTACTTCTTGATCTAAAATTTTTTCTATTGCTTTTTGTTTATCTGTAATAATCATACCATACAGCTGCACCCAAGGCAGTTCCACCATCATGAGGACACGGATCAATAAAAAAATTTACATTTTTAAAGTATTCAGTATATTTGTAATTGTTAACACAATTTAGTGCGTATCCTCCAGATAAAATAATATTTTTTGTATTACCTAATGTAAGAGCTTTTTCTATTAAATTTATTGTATACTCCTCAGTTACCTCTTGCACTTGTTTAGCTAAATCTTCGTCTCTTTTGCCATGACTATTACCATAAGAAGATAAACCCATTGCTTTACCTGGTTCATTCTCATCAAGTGTTACTAATCCTATCGTGTTACATAAATGATTAAACAAATCACCTGGATTATAATTATTTGTCATTCTATATAAACAATCATTTTGCATATAAAAATAATCAAGAACATTGTTTATTTGATTTTTATTTTGACAGGTTTCAATTAATTTTAATAATTTATTTTTATTTTTAAAATCATTGTACAAAGCACTAAATCTAGAATTGTTATAACTTTTATATTTTGCTTTTACTTGCATGTTATTTATATAATAGATGCTGTCACTCTCTCTATAAGACTTTTCTAATTGTCTTAAAATAGCGCCACCCCCATCTATAACAATCGCCATTGCTTCATTAAAGGAAGAAACATGAAACGCAGCACATGCATGATATATGTGATGCATAAATTCATTAAATACAAAATTTTTAATGTTGTATTTTTTGCAAAGATTTTCTATAACTTTTTCGTGGTCATCCTCTAACCTACCACAACAAGCAAACACAAAAGTATCATCAAAATTTTTTACATGTTTTAATGAAAGATAATCAAAGTCATTAGCAGAGGGACCCCAAAACTTTTTTTTATTAAAACGACTTTCTTCAAAAAATTCAATACTGTTTTCTTTCTTAATACAAATTGAAGAGTCGTGTGATATATTTACACCGACTGTCAAAACTATTCTTTTGGTGTTTGACCTAACATATCTTTTAATGACGGAGCAAATACTTTAACATCTCTTCTAATTTTTTCAGCAGTAGTTGAAGTGTTTGGATCATCTATATCAGCTTGCATAGCTTCTTCTGATTCATATTCCTGACCAGTGTCCATATTAGTTAACGTGGTTTCAGTTTTAACTTTATATCTAGGAATTGTTCTTCCGTCTTCTAAAGTTATTGTTCCTATTTGTTCTGCGGGTTCAATTATCGGCATTTTCTCTCCAATTTATGTTAAAACTTAAAATAACTCTATCTTCATTAGAACTATTTATTTTAACTTCATGTTGTAACCATGATGGGAAAAAAATCAATGAATTTTCCTTTGGTTCGAAATCTACGCTATGTGCGATATGCACAGAGGCGTTTTTCTTCTTTGGGGGTGATAATACCTCAGCCTGTGGTTTAGGCTCTAGAAACACTAAATTACCGCTTTTTTGAGGCACTTTTAGATAGTACACTCCAGACAAGTAATTGTAAGGATGTGTGTGGACATTATTTCTAGATCCTGGAGGATTAATCATGCCCCACAAACCTGTCATTTCTGGAACGTATTTATCTTGCACATCTAAATGATTAAAGCACTCTTTAGCTTTTAATAATATATCACCTACTGTGCTTTTAAATTCTTCATCTTTATAAAGTTCATCGTCACTGTGCCAGCCTCCAACATTGGATCTTGGCATACCTTTTTTGTCTTTAGCCTTTATCTCATAAAGTCTATCTATTAAATGACCGTGGCCCGTGACCTCTGTCATCATAACAGGTGTAATAAATAGTGACTGTAAATTCATAATATTCCTTTCTAAAGTTGACCTTTTGTAACCTCCATAAAACTTACAATAATGTGAACTTGGTTAGCAGCATTAGCCTGTGCTTTTAATACATCAGATTCTTGTAAAACTAAAGGCTGAGATAATAATTCTGTTGTTGTATTTGTTGCAACACTCTTAGCCTTAAATAATTCAAAAGTAGCAGAGGATCTAAGCACCTCTAAGTCTACAAGTGTAGTGTTTCCTGAGTCATTACAAATTAAAATAGATTTAATTACGTCAGTTGTAGGAGGCACAGGTGGTGTAGCACCAGGGTCAGCTGTTGGCACCGTTAATATGGTTGTTAAATCTGTTGATGTCATATCAACCATTGAGCTTTTAAATGTATTAGCCAAGGAAAAAACCCTCCGCCTCTGATTCTTCTTTTAAATCTTGTTGATAATTAGTATTTAATAATAATATTATTTGATCTAATAATTTTATCATTTGGTCAAATTGACTAGCATCATATTCTGGCGTAGCGTTTGGTAATCTAGTTATTGTTATTTTTGCCATTTGTATACCATATTAATATAACTTTTCGCTCTCCTTTTATCACATTTAACACTCCATGTCTTAATTTTTGTCCGTCAAAATAGTAAGTTCTACCTACTAATGGATCTATTGTAACTCCTTCTACTACCCCTTGTCCACCCTGAAAATCGTCATTTATGAAAGTTACAGAAGTGCCAGTTGTTTCGTCTCTCGCAGCATCCTTATGAAAATGCATAGCACTATCCTTTGAATAAGTTGTGATATTACAATACTCTACATCTGCAAATTTTTTATCGTCAATAAAACTAGCTATTTTTTGTACAATATTATGTTCTGTAGATAGCTCACGAACAAGGCCCTCTCCCCACTCTCTCTGATGTGGATGAGTTAGTAATGTATTTAATTGTTGTATTTCTTTTTCTTCAAGACAATCGTCTTTAATATAAATCATCTCCTGCCATCTGGTCTTATTTGTAGTTTTTGAGAACCAAGTCTCCAAGGTGTATCATCAACAGTGTTTGTTTGATATTTTATTTTTACCGCTCTACCTCTACCTCTAACATTAATTTTTTCAGTAGTATTTGTAATGTTTCCTGAGGTCGTTACATTTGCAGATGACTGTGGGTATTGTTCTAAAGTTAAAGTAGCTGTCATGGTATTAGTTAAATTGTCAAAGTCTGGTACTAATTTACTTACAGACATTAATTGATCACCGTCTGCTATCTCTACAGATCCAGTTTCTAAAAAGGCAGTTATTGCTGAGCCATCTGCTTGATTGTTACCTACTTCGTGTTCATAAACAAAAGAAGCCCCTGCAGTTAAACCTAGAATAGATGTGGCGTTAGCAGTGGTGGATGTGCTGTATTCTGTGGCTATAGGTAATTCATAAACATATGCTCCAAGCCAAGTCGTTCTACCTAAAGAATTAGTATACCAAGTTCCTTCTAAATAGTTGTAAGCAACAGACCTATCTATTTGAGTTGCATTAGCTGATGGGTAATACCAAATAATTTCATTATATGCAGTGTTTAGACCGACGGCTATATCATTTTTATTTGTATAACTAATGTCGTCAAAAACAAAATCTTGCACAGAACAAGGCATTTTTTTTACGACACCATCATATAAGTAAAACGCATTATCAGACATCCAATAAGCAATGCCATTTACCTCTATGGCTGCGTGCTGTGCTATCAAACCCGCATTTGCTCCAAGTTGACGAAGACCAAAAGTAAAAGGTGTTCCTACAAATTGTAAACCATGTAAAGATGTGTCAGTCCAAATTAAGATTTGACCAGCTGATTTTACTGCGCCTATTATTCTTGATCCATCAGATATACGAAGAGATCCTGCTTCATTTGTAGATACCGGTGTGTAATCAGTTGCATCTTCTCTATCTGAAAATCTAAGCAATAAATCATCTTGTGTAGCGGTATTTCCTATTGTTGTTTCTGTTCCAAATATTAATAGGTGTCTTGTGTCTGTTGATACCAAACTAAATCTTGATGCTGTGGGTGCATTTGACAAAGCGGTGGATCTTGCACCTAAACCCCCTGAGGTGTCCCAAATAAATGTGCCACCATTTAAAACTGTTGCAATTAAGTCTTCACCAAAATTGTCTAGAGACCAGTTTCTTGCCGCAACAACAACATTTGAAGAAGATCTAGCTGTATCCCATGTGCTAGCTCCCCATGTTTCAGTGCCCCACCCATATCCGTAGGTTGACGACGTTGGTCCAGGATTTATTTGATATGTAGCAGTTACTGAGCCTCCACCAGCAGCCGTAGTGCCAGAGGCATTAGTGCCCGCGTTTATTGTAAAAGTGTTGTTGGTAGGCACTGTAAGTATTTCAAACTCAGCATTAAAATCTATACCATCAACCACGTTTGTGGCAGATCCGTTGTCAAATGTTACAAAAGCACCGACTTCAGCGTTGTGGCCAGCGTCTGTTACAGTCACAGTTGAAGAACCAGATGATGTTGCAAATGGATTAGTTAAAGCTTGTGTTTCTCTAAGTGGTGTTATGTCATAAACTTTACCTTCAGAAAAAATATAGAGTTTTCTGTCTGTTCCTAAAGCTAAATATCTCGTACCATCTAAACCAATCCATGAGTGTGTATCTCTAACAACGCCCACCACTGTTACATTAGGATTTGGAAGATTAACCCAGCCACCCCATCTTTCAGGTTTACCGTAGTGAAATCGAACAAAATCAGAATCAACATACTTACGCTCATCACCAGCAGAATATGCTGTATCTTGCTTATCAATGCCTGGTCTAAATTTAAGATCTACTAATTGCATGGCTAATTATTTTAACCTATTTTATTCAAAATTAAAGGGTATTATTAAAAGCACATTGAAATGCAATAGATACTCTCATAACAGGGCATATTCTGGACACAGTAACTCCTCTATGAGGAAGATATGAAGGAAAAACAGCAGCCCTGTTGGGAAGAGGAATAACTCCTGATGTTACTCTTGTTAAAGCTTCATCAAATATAATCATCTCTCCACCCCATTTTACATCCCATGTTGCATGTAAAAAGTGAACGACAGTTATGTCTTTTGAAAAAACAGCAGGATCATCTCGATGCCATGCTTGGTCATATAAAGGAGGACCACAATTTAAATGAACTCTTTTTAATGTGTTTTTAAAATTATCCTCTACTTTTATTTTATCATTAATTGCATTCCAAAGATTATAAATAATATTTGATTTATTAAACTCACCTTTTTTTATCGAGGAATTAACTTCAGATATATAATCACTTGCCCCGAAACCAGAATTAGTGTCTCCTTCAAAAGAAACATTATTAAATTGCCAAATTCCTTTAGTGCATTCTTTAGAAGCTAATGTGAAAATTTCTTCAGGCGCAGCATTATCAATTACTTTAAGAATAGTCATTTTAATTTAAACTGTGTTCCAACATTGCCTTTAAAAGCATAGTTTCCGTAATGTGTCAAACCGCTTAATACATCTGCATAAATTTTACCGCCCATATTTTGCCACAAACGACAGAAAGCATAGTCCTCTGATAAATATCTTTTTGTTTGTGGCTCTATCATAGTATCAAAAAAAGTATAATTCCAATCAGATGTTTTGTGATAATTAAATTCTTTATCATGAGATTGATTAATATGCTGGTCAGGCACAAATTTTAACTCTGGATAAACGCTAGCCATTCTTACAAATACATCTCTTTGTATTAACATAAAACCAGTAGGACCATCCATAACCTCAATAAAACCTTTTTGTGTAAGTATATTTTTAGGATCTTTTACATTTAAATTATATTGAAGAGATGCTGCTAATAACTCATCTTCTGACATTTCTGGGTTTTCTTTTAATCTTTTCTTAACTTTTATCCAATCGATTGTTTTTCTTGGATATATGCCCGTGACAACATCTTTATCATACTCAAGCATTCTTATTACTGCCTCTGGATTAAAAGCTAAATCAGAATCTATAAATAAAAGGTGAGTATAATCACCATCCATGAACAATTGCACCAAAGTATTTCTGGCTCTAGTAATTAATGATTCATTACCTATCGTGCCAAACTGTAATTCTATTTTTTGTGTGGATGCAAGAGCTACGAGTTGCATACAACTTTTAAAGTAGTCGGCCGTTATCATACCACCATAACAAGGTGTGCCTATAAATAATTTAATTTGCATATTTTCCGCCATAAAAACCTATTGAAGCAATTATACGAGGGGTAGATGATATTGATTTATGTCTAATTCCTTTTGGTATGTGAAGAAGATCTCCATATTCTAACAAATAATCTTTATTAGTATCTGTTATTCGATAAATAGTTTTACCGTGCATGCCAATTAAAAAAACATCTTCTGTATCTACATGTGATATTCCTGTATTTGTGACGAAAGAAAAAAATAAATCAACTCCATCCCTTGTTTCAGGAGTGTATTTAAAAATCTTATACAGAAAATCTAAAAAAACAAAAAAATCAGTATTTGTTTTATGAACATCTTTAACCTGCCAAGTAGCATTAAAATTCAGTATATTACTTTTGTTTAAGACAGTTAAAGAATAATCATCGATTAAACTAGCAAGAATATCAAAATTATAATTTCTTAAATTTTGAGTGAACTTTTTTACATAAGTAACTTTTTTGTTCTTAATTCTTTTTATATCTTTATTTTTTAACAGCATAATCCACTTTCAAATATTCTATCTCTCTTACCCAGCCTCTTGGAATAGCAATGGCACCCCCTCCGTGATTATCATCTTTGTCTATACACCAAGATCGCATAATTACAATCTTATCATCATTGTTTACAACCATGTATCCTACTTCTTGGCACACGGCCAAAGGCGCTTCCATTATTTCTTTTATAGAAAGCCAACCTGTTTCCATATCTCTTGCATCAAGCCAAGTAATCCTAACCATTGGAACTTTATTAATATTCACTTCTTTCATACGTATAAACAGGTTTAAAATTTATAGCCATTGTGACTCTTCTTTTTTCTGTTAAGTTTGGTGATACAGAGTGCGAAATGCTACCATCAAAAAATAAAACTGTGCCGTTTTTAGCCTTTACCTCAACGATATCGTTAAAATTAGTGTGCACATCAGTTTTTTTATGAAGAACTAAATTTTTATCCGCGTGAAAATAAAAATTAGCATCTGTGTTCTCAACATCAACAAACAAAACCGCAGATAAATTAGAACCATGATGATGAGGTAAGGCGTTTTGACCTTTTCCATACCAATTAATCCAACATTCTTGCGTTTCAAATTTTGGCGCATCATAATCTTCACTGGCAACAAATTGCTCTACATAATTAGAAACATCATCACAAATTCTTTGTAAAGCAAAATATTTTTGATGTGAGTTCCAAGCAGTTCTTTTAGCTTTTACATTACACTCATTCTCTGGTGACGTGTCAATTTTATGTATAGATTTATTTTCCTCTACCAAGACTATCTGTTCAATTTGTTTTTTGTAAGTTTCAAAATTTGGTAGGCTAAAACTAAAAACTTCATGTGTAAATATTGGAGTTTTTAAAATCTCTATCATTTTGCTTCATATTTAAAAGTTGCCACCATTCTTAACTCAACGCAAATTCTACTGACTTCTCTAGCGGCATGAGGTATGTTACCATCAAATATTACAGCCCTACCTGGTTTAGGGATAACTGAATTAGTAATATCTCCTATATTATTTAGAAAAATTGTTTCACCTGCATATGATACGTCCCAAAGTTTATTAAGGTAAAACATAACTGTAAAACCTCCTTTATCATAGTCTGTATGTATTTGATGATGAGTTCCATATAAATATCCACTTGCATAGTAATTTTTTAGTTCATGTGTCTCTGCAAATGATGGTAAAGTTTCTTTAAATAGTTTATCTGATTTATCAAAAAGTTTTGAATGCACAGGATTATCTCTATTAAGAAGCATGTGAAATTTTCTCCAATCACTATTTTCTGATCCCCCCGTCCCCGTAAAGGTCCAACCCATATTGTCTCTAAACTCAGAATAAAAAAAATCTATGTCTTTTTCGTCGAAAACATTATCGGTAACTTTAATCATTTCTCCTTATCTTTATCTGTAGTAAAAGTTGCATCCTTTGGAACTAAACGTAAATTAAATGATACAGATCTCCTTTCTTCATTTGGTGTTCTAAAAGGGTACACCATGTGAGTCAACCATGACGGAAACATAAATATGTCACCAACCTCTGGTGGATGTTGAAGTTTATGTCCACTAAAAGTTTTAGGATCACCACACATAAAAAGTATATCACCAACACTGGGATAGTGATCTTCTGCTTTTCTTTCTTTGTCTATACTTTTTGGCATCTTTGTATAAAAAACTCCTGATAGATCACCGTCATGCATGTGTGCAGGATTAAAGTCTCCCGCCCATTGACTCACGGCCCACATAGATTCAATAACCATTTTATCTATTTTTTCTGGTGCTAATGTTTCACTAGCAGGTGGTATGGATAAATATTGTTTTACCATTTCACCAATTAAAAAAACTAATTGCTGTCCTTCTTTGTCAATCCACTCTGGTGGCATACGAACTTCTTGTTTAACATTACCAGCTAAATTAGGAGACCAATCCCACTGTTTAGCTAATTTAGGGTCGCCAAGTATCTCGTCACACTTTTGATTTACAATATTTAAAATAAAATCAGGCACTTTGCCCTTAACTACAGTGGGGCCAAAAGGTCTTATAGCGTCAAATTTGAGTTTTATTTCTTTCTGCATTCTGATCTCCTCCATTTATCTATTGTCATATACCAATAATTTGCCTATAAATATAGAATTAATTGGCTTATTATTTCAAGCGTAGCCTTCTTGCCATCAACAATCACATAAATTGCAATAGGAGATTATGTTAGGACTTAAAAGTATAGTAAATAGAGCTACAAAAGCCATAAGAGATATTGGTAGTTTTGCGACTAGCAACCCTTTAGCGACCGCGGCTCTCGGAACACCATTTTTATTTAGCAAGGGTTTTCCTTCATTAGGTGCCTCTCTTTTTGGTAACACGACAGCAGGAGGTTTACCTAGTCTTGCAAAATTATTGTTAGGTGGTGGAGCTGGTGTCTTAGGTTATCAGCAATTCATGAGAGATAAAGATACTCAGATGAAAATGTACAACGACATGATGAATAGGTTGTTGGCAACTGATAGAAAATTTGGATCAGAGTTTGGCGGTAGCCCCTTAAAAACAGAACAATTTGGTAATTTAATTGCTGACATAAGAACAGGTGAAACTTTTGATAAGTTTGATGAAAAAGGTAATCCAATAAGAACAGAAGCAGATGAGAGCGGTAAAGCTGTACCTGTAACTAGTAAAACAGGTGGTATAGCATCCTTAATGGCTGGTGGACCACCAGAGCAAGATATGGGCCAGTTTGGTTCATCTGACAGCCCTATGGGTGCATCTGCTAACAATCCATTTAATCCTATGAATACAGTATCTGGGATGATAGCAGAGACACCATTAAGACAAGTTATGCCACCAACAATGAACATGGGTGGACAAGCTACTGGTGTACCAGGTTTAACACCAGATATGTCAGGATCTGAAATGATGGACACTATTGAAGATAATCCAGGCATAACAGCATTTTTTCCTAGAAGACTAGGCATGATAGATGGTCCAGGTGGACCAAAAGATGACAAGATTCCTGCAATGTTAAGCGACGGCGAGTTTGTATTTACTGCCAAAGCAGTAGAAAACGCTGGTGGCCCACGTGCCATGTATAATATGATGAACAAATTAGATCCTGATTCATCAAAGGGTAGAGGAATTATTTAATGTCAGTGTTTCAAGGATCTGGAATGCCTCCTTTCTTGGAGGATTTTACAAGAAGACTTTTACAAGGAGCTTTTGATAGAACGCAACAGCCGTTGCCTGGAGGTATACCAAAACAACAAATTGTTGGTATGCAGCCATTACAAACTGGCACTATTGCGGAGATGGCTAAATCATTTGGTTTAGACCCAACCACGGGTGCAAGAACAGGCCCAGCGTCTTTTGATCCTGCTTTTAAAGAAGCTCTAGACACAGTTAGAGCTGGTGTACAAACCACCACAATGGGCATACCATCATTACAAGCAGCACAAGCTCAGTTTGATCCAAGCACAAGTAATTATCAACAGTTTAAAGACCAGTATCAACAAGATGTTACAAATGAAGCATTAAAACAAATGGATGAGCAAGCAGCTATCGCTCAACAAAATTTAGCTACGCAAGCGCAAAAAGCTGGTGCTTTTGGTGGATCTAGAATGGCTGTACAAGAAGCGGAGCTAGCTAAAAATTTACAAGACATTAAATCAAGAAGAATATTTCAAGACTTGTCACAAAACTTCCAACAAGCACAAGCAAAAGCAATGAACACGTTTGAATCAGCAGCGCAGAGAAGATTAAAAGCTGCACCACAATTTGCAAATGTAGGACGTTTTCAGGCAGGTATTGGTGCTCAAGGAGCAGGACTTGGTGCTCAACAGTTTGGTTTAGAGCAAAGAGGCTTAGGAGCATTATTTGGCATCGGTCAACAGCAACAAGCATTAAAACAAGCTGAAGCTGCTGAACAATTTAGACAAGACCAAGAAACGCAACAAGAGGGTTTAAAACGATTAGGATTCTTTAGTGATATACTAAGAGGTGTTCCTTCATCTGGTCAAGCAATAACAATGCAACAGCCTACGTTTACTAATCCATTACTTGGTGCATTAGGTCTTGGTTTAGGGACATTTAATTTATTCGGAGGAGACAATAGCGGTGCAGGCTTTAATCTAATTAATTAATGGTAACAAATTACGAAACAATTTACGGAGATCCAATAGATCTAGATGAAGAACAAAATGTTCCAGCAGGAGCAGCTTTTCCCTCACAATTAACTTTTGGTATACCAAAAAAACCAGTGCAGGTGCCTGTAAACGCAATGGATTACTATTTACCATTTTTGTTAGATAATGAATCATACCTTAAAGATTTTGCCACACCTGGATTAACAGATGAACAAATAGATGAGCTATACAAACCTGCTGATTTTAAAAGTGAAAGAAGAGGAGCACTAGCTAAATTTGGTTTTGGACTATTAAGACCAACACCGATGGGTCGTATTGGCGATACATTGGCAGCTTCTGGTGCACAGCTATCTGCAGACATGAGTGCAATAAACACAGCACAGAAACAAAATGCACAGCAAATGGCTCAAGCAAAAGTTACTGCTAAGTTGCAACGTGACGCTCAAGCGATTATGGATAGAAAATTTATCTTTGATTCTAACAGATCTTTGTTCATGGATATTGCAAACAAGAATTACATGGCTGATTTAAAAGCCAATGAGAATGAAATGGAAGTTTACAATCAAATGATGAAAACTGCTAAATCTAAATTTTTGGATCATGGTTTAGAGGTAACAACGCCAAAACAAATAACAGTAGCAAGAGTGCAAGAGGATGGAAGTTTAGGTAATGTTTTTACAGCATTCACTGTTCAACAAGATTTAGGTGACGGAAGGTTTTCTGCACCACAATTTTATAGATCTACTAACGAGATAGGATCAGACGGCATGCCAATTATGGAGCTAATTACAGATCCAGCTAATATTGTAGAAGTTCCTGTGAGCATGACTGGTAGTAAATCAGATTTTGGTAGCTCAAGTGGTATGACCACGTTTAGAGATATTCTATCCAGCATACAAACAACTGACAGAGCTTTGTTAACACTTGATGAGCTAGAACAATCTTTTAGAGAAGATCCATCACGTGCAGGTTTCGTGGCTGGTATTAGAGGTAGATTTCAAACATACGCACAAATATTTAGTGATTTGTATAATTCACAGTTCAATGAATTTTTTTCTGACAACGACCTTGTACAGTTTAATAATCAAGAAAATTTAAAATATGAAACAGGTCAGTTTAAAGGTGAAAAGATGGACAAGTTTCAAAACTTAGCGACGTCAATAAATTTATATCTACAAGATCCTCAAACACAAGAAGATATTGCAAATGGAGTTATTAGTGAAAACGATTTAAAAGCTTTGCAGTCTGCAAATACTGTTTTTGGACAGCTAGCAGCTCAGGGTTACGCACAAATGAAAATAGAAGCAAGGGGCGGTAACAATTTATTTGGTGATCCTTTGTTTGAAGGAACAAATGGTAGAAGTGCAGAACAAGAGAAAAACTTAATTTTTAAAAAATTAAGATTGTTTGATACAGAACTTCCTGCAAACCAAGTTAGAGCAAATGCAATTATATACGCAATAGCAAGGGCTCGTAAGTCATCTGGTAGATTAAACTTAGATGATATTGAACGTGCAGCAAAAGACTTAAACATATACGGTGATTCATCTGCTGACGTTATTTCAAAGATTGGTGTGCTAAGAACACAATTAATTAGAAGTAGAAATGATAACCTAGGCATGATTCAATTAATGTATGGATCTGGTAAAGATAATTTTTATGATAAACTATTAGAACAAGGTTATGCTACTTATGACAGAGGAAAAACTTTAGGATACGTTACTGATCCTAAATCTGATTACTACATACCTGGTGAGGCTACAGCTCCAGGAGCAGTAACATTTGATTATAGCATTGGAGTAAACTAATGCCTGCAGTAGTTTTTGAATATGATCTATCACAGCACGGTATAGATAAAAAAGTAAGGTTGCAAGTTCCTGACATGATTAATGGTCAAGGAACAGATGGTTTTCCAAGAAATGAAGAAGAACAAAAAGCATTGCAGCAAATTATTTTAACAGAGTTACAAAAAACTCAAGGTGATACCATAGCTGGTGCTGTTGAGTTAGGTAACGCAAGACAAGAACTTATTAATGATCCAATTGGTACAATGATAAAAAATAAAGCAAAGAATGCATATGATAGTTCTGCTGGACCAGGTATTAACATAGGAACTACACTAGGTGAAATTACTGAGATTTTCCCAGGCGGTAAATCACCTGAACCAGGTAAAATGATTGAAGGTATAATTAATTCTGGAGCTGCTTTATTATCAGGAGCTGGTGAACCTAAACAAGTTATATCAGACATTGGTGTAATCGGAACGGATATGGCTATTGCTGCAAATTTAATTGAAGGTTTGCCAAATGGTAAATTTAATTTAAGAAACGCTATATTTGCAAAATTAAGACAAAACCCTGCTTTAGGTTTCGCTACATTGGTTGGAGCAAACGTAGCTGCTAAAGGCAGTGGTAATGCGGTTTATGATTTAATTAATGATGCTACCAGAACAATAATGCAACTGCCAGATCCAGAAGCTGCTTATCAAAATGACGAAGCAATGAGAAACTTGATGGACATGAGAGCAGAGCTTGTATGGTCTGGTGGAGCGATGGGTCTTCAACATGTATGGCCTTTTGTAAAACCTTTTTTAGGAAAAAATATTTTTGGTGTGACTGATGATATAAAAATACAAACAGGCACCAGAATAGATGAAGCGGGCAATACCGTTCCTGTAAATGAAAACATGTTACAGCTAGCTAAAAAGTATGGAATACCAATGAACGTATTCTCAACGTCAGAAGCTAGTTTTGTTAAAGGTGCAGGTTCTGTCATTGGTTTGTTCCCTTTTGTTGCAACAAAAGCAAGACAAGCACAAAATGCACAGCAACTAGCAATCGCTGATAATATAAATAGAACATTAAATAATTTATCACCTATTGGTTTGTTTTCTGATTCTGCTGTACTTGCAAACAAAAGCTTTAAAACAATGATTAAAAATTTTACTAGCACTAAAACTCTTTTGTACAATCGTGCTATGGATATCGGTGATAAGATAGGTGACAAGTTTATACCCGTGCAAAAATTAAGAGACGTAGCACAAAATTTAGAATTAGAATATTATGGTGGTAAAAGACCAGCAAGAGGTGAAGGTCAATTAAGATTAAATCAACCTGACTACTCAAGACCACAAACAGTTGATGAATTGTTACAAGGATTTACTGGTAAAAACGATGAGTTTATTGATGCGTTAATAGACCTGCAGTATTTAGCTGATGATTACATTACTGGTCGTGAGTTTAAAAAATTACAAACTCAATTAAACAATCTAAAAAAAGTAGCAGCGGGTGATCCTAAACTGGGCACTGAGCTTGGCGGTGTAGACAATTTTACACGAGCAATGATTGAAATGTTAAATGACTTTGATAATTTTAGGAAGTTTGATGATGCAGGTAAAAATGCATTAGTTTCAGAGTTTGCTGGGTCTATGGGTATAGCTAATGAATTTTTCTTTAACAACGTAAACTTTACAAAAGGTAGAGTAGCACAAATATTAGGTTTAGCAGATAAAAACATTGCAAAAATTACTGATGATGTTGATCCAACTCAACTAACTGGCGAACAAGTCTTAAAAATATTATTAAACGATGAAACATTGTATTCTCCAGCAGCAATTAAAGAAATGCAAGCTGTTATGAAGCCTGTAAAATTACCTAATGGTCAGATTGTAGATCCAGTTAAAGCTGTAGCTAGATCATTTATTGATGAGGGTTTACGTAACTCAACAAAATACATTCAAGCTAATGTTAATATAACTGGTGAAGCTGGTTTAATTAGTAGAGGAACAGCATTCTTAACTGGTAAAGAACCTGTAAGTAAAACTTTCAGTGCTAATTTTTCAATACCAATTATAGACACCGTACAATTACGTAGTGTTTTTGGTCTAGACAATCCTAACAAAAGACAATCAATGGAACTAATATTTGGTAAAGAGCAATACAAACAAATAGAAGATGTCATGGCGTTAGCTGATCAAGTTCAACAAACAAGTTTTGGTGATGTATCTGCCTTTGTAAAACGTCGTGGTTTCTTAGGTGGTGTTAATGCAATAACTAATTTAGCATTTGCTGGTTTTGTAGCCAACAATCCTTTTGGTAATATTGGTTTAGTTTTAGCGGCAAGATATGGTATGAGTAAAATGGCTGATCCAAAATTCATGGAGGGTTTGACAAAAGTATTAAATCCAGAATTAAGTGATCTTGCTAGAAGACAAGCATTAATAAATACGGTGGCATTGGCTCCAGAGTTAGCTTTAGGTATGAAAGAAAGCAGAGAGGACGTGCCAGCAGAATTACAAAATTTAGATCCTGGTAATCCTTATGATGTTATGAAATATTTAATATTTATGGCTGATAATAACGTAACTTTCCCTGGTTCTGAAAGTATGCAGATAAAAGTTGCCCCGAATGGCTATGCATTAGATACGCAAATTGTAAAAGCCAACACTAAAAGTGAGTTTTCTCAAGACGCGCAATCAGTCATAAATGACATGCAACCAGTCAATCAACAAGAAAAACAAGTATCCAGCGCTCAAACAGATCCTTTTTTAATTGATGATTTTCAAAATCTTGTTAAACAATCAGGTGTAGGTATTGGCAATGTATCAGAGGCAGCCAGCAGACTATCTCAAGAACAAAGAGTAGCTCTAGCTCGTGGTGATCTAGATGAAGCCATAGCTTTGGGGAATAGAAGAGTATGATAAACAGATCGCAAATAGAAAAAATGCTTATGGCTAATGGTGGTATTATGGGAGAGCCTGTGTTGACTGCAAGTCTAGGATCATATGCAGGATCAACAGGTGCAAAATCAACAGGTGGTGGTCGTGGAGGTCCAGCGGGCATGACGACAACAGAGAGAAAAAGACAGGCACCTGTTGTCAAAGCAAATACAGCAGACAGACAGCTTAATAATTTAGTCATCAAATCAAGAAACGATGAAAGATATAGAAATGAACAAGGTGCAGGTATGAATTATAACACTGCTTATGATTTAGCTCCAGCATCCGCAAAGAAGTTTGTAGATGAACAAATGAAAAAAACTGGTGGAAGATTAAATGAAGCTGCAAAAGCTAGATTAAATTCTTATTTAACTAATAGAACACAATATCAATTAGATCTAGATAAATTTAGAAAAGCTAGTCCAGAGAATGAAGCAGCCTATGTTAGAAGATTTCCAAAGACAGCTGCCTTTGAAAAAATGTTAAGAAAAGGTGCAGAAGGATTGATTGGCACGCCTGGTAGAATAATTAAAAATTTAGCAGATAATTATCTTGATGGCGTAAAAAACATGGTAGAAAAAATTAGTGGTGTTGATGCTAAGAATGTTGAAATAGCAAAAGATAAAGACACTGACATAGATACTATAGTTAACAACTTACAAAGAAATATCAAAGAAGAGAGAGATGATGGCAAAGCTAGAGGCATGACTGAAGCAGACCTCACTGCTATGTACGGCGATCCAATAGATATAACAACTGGAGACGATATATTTGGTGCTGAATTAATAGGTATGGATGAATTAGAGGAAGATTCACCTTTAAGACAAGATGATGTTGCACCAGATCCTTTTCCAAGAGCTGACGTGACTGGTAGAGCAGAGGATGTTGCACCAGACCCTTTCCCAAGAGCTGACGTAACTGGTAGAGAAGAAGATGTTGCACCAGGATTTGATCTTACAGCACCTGATAATTTAGTAGATTTATCTGGCACTAGCGGTAGATTAGAAGAACCAAATGCCATCGATCCTCAACAAGAACTAGAAGACAGAGGCAAACTTGTAAACACAGGAGATTTTGTTTTTCCTGGAAGACTACCAACAGATCAATTCCCTGTTAATTTTGAAGGTAGCTTTTTTGGTGGTGGTGATGACAGATCTACATATGATGACTTTCAAGATCCAGAAACATTTGGACCAGGACGTGCACCTACTTTTTTAGAGAGACCTTTTGAGTTTTTGCCATTTTATGAAAGTTTAGGAGACTTAGATTTTTCACCCGCACCCGATAGTAAAATTAGAGACCCAGAAACTTTTAACACTAGAGCTGATGGTGGAGAAATATTTGGTAATCAAAACATGTCTACATTTGATAAATTAAAAGCCATCGCTGATGGTATTGCGGATAACAAATGATTGAAATAAATTTTAAAAACGCCGTTTGGTTCGGTATAATTCTCGTGTCCGCAGGTATATCCTACGGTATGGTTTCCCAGAAACTAGAGGCTCTAGAATCGAAGCAACTATTAATAGAAAAGGCAATAATGCAAGACATACCAGAAATAAAAGAACGAGTAATACGACTCGAAATATTGTTGGAAGAAGCATTAAGCAAATAAAATTTTCTTTGGGTCTTCACCCATAACTTGACTAGCTAAATCTATCTTATTATTCAATGAGTTAACAATCTTTTCATCGATTGTACCTTCAG